TGCTATATCCCAATCTATCTCACCTGTAGCCTGTCTCTCTTTTATCTTAGCTTCAGATTTAATAGTAACAATTTTAGCTTCTGTCTTAGCTTTCTTTTCAGCTACGTGACCATCTAACCATGTACCAGCTAGGTTAGCTATTGGTCCTATCAAAGATCCTAAACCAAACATCACACTCTCCTAAAACGTGCAGTCTTCTTTGCTATCTTTTTAGGTTGTTTAGCATGTTGTTTTTTACTTGCACGTTTAGCTCTAGTAGTAGCAGCATACTCACTTGGTGATAAGGCTTTTATTGCAGCAGTAGGTAAATATCTTTCTCCTGTTGCTTTTGGTCCCTGTGTAGATGGCTTACCTGATTTGGTTCGCCACTTCTGTCTACCCCAAGCTGATAGGCTTTCCTGTCGTTTAGTCTTCGCCATCAGACTCTTCTTTACAGTGACAGTCGCATTTGCAAACACTAGGATCGCAATCGCATTCTAAGCAACTGTCACATTTACATGTATTATCTTCCATCATCCAGATACTCTCCTGTCCACATCCACCTCTTGAATCTAAAACAGATCTAGCCATAACGTAAGTCCTACCTTCATAATAACGTCTGTAGTAACCCATGTGACCATCAACTCTTATAGCCACCACCTTTTGCTTTATATTGCTTTGCTAACATTTGAGCTTTTCTCGCTGACCATTGCCCCGGAGCACCGCCTTTTCCACCAGCCTTAATACTATTAAATAATCTTTTACGCATACCCGGCTGAGTGTAGTTACCTGATTTATTTACGGTGCTCCCACCTGATTTTAGTTTAAGCGCACTAAGTTGCTTAGACTGCTTCTTATGTGCAGCACTAGCTTTAGCTAACTTACCTGCTACTTTTTTTACTACTCTTTTTGCTTTTGCTTTTATTTGTTTTGCCATTTGAATACAGATTGTTAAAAGTTACAGATGGGTCTAAGTAAGACTCATGTCCTTCTGCTGAATGTGACCACTGTGAGGGTGTAAAGTCTGGTGCACCCTCTCCAGTGCGCCATAAAGCAGGACTCGTAGCCCTGACCCTATTGTTAGGTAATGCTACAAAGTTTCCTGTCCAGTTACCAGCATCTGTTAAGTATAGTACATGTGATTGCTTATGCTGTGCAGGATCATCTGCAATATCATTACCTGTATAGTCCACAGTAAATAAATATTTACCTGTGTAGAAATCACCTCCTATTTTACATAACCAAGGCGATGAACTTACTCTGTCTAATACGACTGTACTATGGTCACGTGACTCACAATCCCAAGGTTGACACAGATGGTCTTCCATAGGTTCAGGCCAATATTCTAGAGGTATGTCAGCTACCAATGCCTGTATTGGCATTCTCGCCCACATAGCTCCACCATGCACGTTTTCTGTAGGTCCATCTTCCCTATCTATCTCACATCCTGTAAATACAATATGAAAGCTAAGTGATCTATCTGGTATTGTATTCACTGCGAATGCTATCGCATGAAGAAAGTCACCGTGATAATTTTGATGGTTACTAGTAAACTCTCTTCTAACCCAACAATTAAAGTGGGGTACGTTACTAATTAGATTGGGCATTACCTACGTCTGGTAGCTCCACCTCTGGACATTTTTTTAGTTTTCATACCACCATATCTCATTTTGGTGGCTCCTCCTTTAGCCATTTTCTTTGTCTTCTTTTTGTGCATAGGCATGGTTATGTTCTCCTTTTTTTGTTTGCCGATCTAAGTTGCTCCTTCGCCTTTTTCGCTATAGCAACAACCTCATTCTTTCCCATCACTTTAGCACGTTGCTCCATAACTGTCAAGATTTGTATCTTACGTGCAAATGGTTTTTTTATCTTCTTTACTTTTGCTACTGTCTTCCTAGCGTCAGCAGGTGTAGCAAACTTTATTTTTACAGTGTCCTTTGGGTTTTCATCTGTGTACAGTCTACGTCCACTACCCTTTGGTTTTTTACCTGTACCCTTTTTAGGATCAGGTTTAGACATTGTATCCCATCTTCTTAACTACGTCAGGTCTAACTTTAGCTAATGCTTTTAAACCTTTCATGTTATCTTTTACTTGTCCACCAGCAGCGTACATATGCTTTTTCATATTTGCTGTACCACCGTAGGCCATTGCAGGTTTTTTAACAGCACCACCCATAGCTTTTCGCTGTGGTCTAGGTTTCATAGTTTTTTTAGCATCTCTTGCTTTTGCTCTTTCTACCATTCTTTTCGCATATTCCTCTGCATCTGCTTCATGTCCATCTGCTGATGCTTTGTCAGGATCTCTATACTTTAAGTATGTTGCTTTTTCATCCTCGTATAAAGTTTTATATTTATCTTCCATTTAGCATTTCCACTTCCTTAGAGCTTTATTGATCCTTGAGTTTGGATCGTTCCTAGTCTTTGCACTTGTAAGTTTTTTCTTCATGCCACCCATTCTAGCACAGAAAGACTTACGCCGATTAGCAGCTTTTGATCCTTTTTTAACTTTGCCAGTTACAGGTGCTTTTAAATTATGCCCTGCACGTTTAGCCTTTGCCCTACCTGCTGCCGTTAAACCTCCAGTAGGACTCTTATCTTTCTTTGTAAACTTTACAGGTCTACGTTTTCTGCCCGGTCTAGCCATCTTTCCATCCTTCAAGTAACATGCTTTTCTCTACATGCTCTAAGGTATACCTTACACCTGTAGCTTTCTCTATTGCTGTACGCACATAAAACACATCACTGTGAGGTATGTGTAAATACTTTAGGGTTTTATTCTTTAGTGCCTCGTAAAATTCTACTAAAACATCTTCTGTGTATAGTTTCACATGCCAATCTTTCCAAACGAAAATGCAAGTGCTACAAAACCAGCTATCACAAGTACAGCTACGATCAACCTCATGGCATCTCTGTCTAACATTATCATCTGTATTCTATTGCCTATACGTGATAGTATACTCTTGTAGTCCATCTATGTGCTCCTTATATGGGTCTAGGTCTATGCTTGCAATTACGGCATCAATATTACTGTGCCAATATCTTAAAAATCTATTTATACGTGGATATTCTGGTATTACATCTACAGTACCCCACGTAAATTCCTGCACTAAGTTGTTATAGTCTGGCAAAAAGTAATAAACACGTAGTAATACTGGTTCTCTAACTAACATCTAACTCTATTT